TTGTAGAGATTGCCGACACCGATCCGGCTGGTTGCCTCTTTGGTGAAAACAAATTCCCCACGGTGAACAACGCCAGCTGGCTCATATTTCCCGCCTGAACCGGTATAACCTCCACCTGCAAATCCCAGTGCCGTCGTGGCTGAATCCACCAGGCCGACCATCGCCTGCTTCATCAGAATCTGCGTCAGCATAGAGAGTGTGGAGCGGGTAAAGTCAGCCCAGTCAGCCTTACCCCGTGTCAGCATGTCAGCCATATTCTGCCCGATGCCATCAAACGTACTGCTGGCAAACGACTTCATCTGGCCATAAGCATCAGAAGCAGAATCAACATAATCTGCCCATGCGGATTTTGCCCCGGACTGCCAGTCGTCTCGCTGCTTATCCTGCTCTGCGTAATACGCATGCAGTGCCTGTAGCTCTTTCTGATAACCGGCATCTTTTTCAGAACCACCACCATTTTTCCATCCCTGAAGAAGCTGGGCCTCTTCATTGCGTCGCTGTGCTGCACGACTACTCATGCCAGCACTTTCCGCCAGGGCGCGAGTTTTCTCCCCGATTTGGGTCACGTACTTCTGTGATGTGTCCTGTAGCCGGTTAAGCCGCTCCTGCGCCACAATCTGATCACCGAGCTCCGCATTCAGTTCTGCCCGGGAAAGCACTTCACTCTTGCTGGCCAGCAGGGATTTCTCTTCTGCTGAAAGAGTCCTTGTTTTGGCAGCCTCTTCCAGAACGGCAAAACGCGACTGCTGACGCCAGAGCTCCTGGCGCTGCTGACTGATGGTGTCATTTATACCCTTGTGCTCCTGAAGGGTGCGCAGTTGTGCTTCCAGCGCCATAGTCTGAGCACTGGCGTTGTCGGTCGCGCGGGTACCGGAAGGGGTTCTGACAGCAGGGGTTTTCTTCGGCTTTTTAAGGGTATCTTCATACTCTTTTTTCGCTACAGCCATGTTGATGTTGTAGTCAGCCTGAAGAATCCTGCCCTCTTTCAGCGCCTTGTTAAGCTCATTCTGACGCGCCGTGTATTTATCCAGGGCTGTCTGAGTTTTGGCGTAGTTTGCCTGCGCCTGCGCGGCATATTTCTGACGGTCTGATTCCGCAGCTGCTTCACGAGAGGCATTCTCCTCGTTCGCTTTAGCAATACCCGCCTGCTGCTGCGCCATATCCAGCGCCAGTCTTGCCGTTTCGCGATCATTCCAGAACCTGGCACGTGCCTCGTCGTTCACATAACGGTCACCCTTCCGAAGGTTCCAGATTTCATCGGCCTTTTTGAAAGCTGCTTCAGCTTTTGCCACCATCTCCTGCGCAGTGTCAGGACGGCCTATATCAAGTGCTGCATCCCACATCGACTTGAAGGCGCGCTTCAGGGAGTCCGCTGAAGATTCAATCAATCCCATATTGTCACGGATGGCTTTGGTCTGATCGTTGAATCCGGCAGTCGCGGCCTCGTTAGCCGCTTGCAGTGCGCCAGCCTCATCACCGGCACGCTGTAACTGCGCCACATGCGCAATCTGTTCTGCGGTAACGTTGTGAAACTGCTGGGCCATCGCGATCAGGCCCGATGTAGGGTCTGTTACGAGCTTACCGTAGGCGGCAGCAACCTTATCCACCGGCACGCCGGAAGCATCAGTAAAACGCGCCACAGCCTGGCTCATTTCATCAAAGCGCGAGCCGGTACGTACGCCAGCATTAATAAGCTCCGTCAGAGCTTCACTTGTCTGGTTGAACGTCAGCCCCGCAGCCTGACCGTTTCGCGACAGCACGAGCATGCGGTCGGCAGTCAGTCCGGCTGTGTTCCCCGACAGTACCAGCGTTTTGTTGAAATCAGACAGTGTGGAAGAACCCTGGTACCAGGTATAGAACAGAGCCCCTGTTGCAACAGACAAAGCACCGATACCCACCATCACCGGGGAAATAGTCCCCAGTAGCGCACGGAATGTCGGTATGATCCCGCCAAAGGAGTCCTTAACCTGACCACCCTGCTGAAGCAGAATCAGCCAGGGATTCTGCCCACCTGCCAGCTGCGTGGCCACATCGGTAAACTGCGCCGGAAGCATACGCATCGCTGCGGTATACTGGCCGACTGAAATACCCGCCTTACGTGCGGCGATCTCCTGACGGCTGAAGGACTGCTGGATACGTAACGCTTCGTCGTTCGCCGTGTTTCCTGTCTGTTTTAATTCTTTTTTGACGTAGTTGAGCTGTTCGCTGAACTTCGTCGAGTTAACGTCAAGGTTAACGACCAGATCACCGACTGACGTCTGGGCCATAGCGCACGCCTCCTGAAATACCTTCAGCCTTCGCCATCAGCGTATCGTCATCCGGATCATCGATGTCGATGGCTTCCAATGCAGGGGAAAGGATACTGAAACTGTCCGGGGATAATTCCGGATCGGCAAAAAACAGGGTTGAGATGGTGTAGAGCAAACCGGAGAAATGAGCATCCAGTTGCGCATCATGAAAATAATTGTCCTGGTAGAAGATTTTCCAGTCGCCGTACTCCGTTGAGGACATGCCAGCAAGCATGGCACGCCAGTCCGGGCGACCGAACTCACGCGCCAGTTTCATGGCAAATATCAGCTCACTGGCGAGGGCTTTTCCGCAGTAACAGGTTCTGCGTGCTCTTTACGCTCTTCTTCCGGCTCTTCCTGCTCATCAGTTACAGGCGCAATCATGCCGGACAGGATTTTCACTTTATATTCGGCTTCGGCGATGAGTTCAGTCGGCCATGACTGCATGACTTCATCCTGAATTTTGGCCACTTCCGCCGCCGCATTTTCTCCCAGTGAACCTTTCAGTGGGTGACCGTGCCAGAGTGACATTGCGACGAGGTACGCTCCACTCTTCACAGTGAGGGTAATGGCCGCCTGAAAATCGCCCTCTTCAACCGCTTCCAGTTGCTTCAGGTATTCGAGGTGTTCAATACGTTGCAACGCCGACAGCTGGAACAATGTGACACTGCTGCCGTTACTTTCCAGCAGTTCGCTCTTTAGAAACATAATAACTCCGGGGAAACGGGGCTCACGCCCCGGTTATCAGGAAACAGTGACTTTGCAGATCGCCGCAAAGTTACCGTCATTGCTCATGACGATGATGTCAACGGTGCCTGCCGCCACACCGGTGACGGTCAGGGTATTGCCGCTGACGGTGACTGTTGCTTTTGAATGATCTGAGCTGGCTACGCGGAAGGATTTATCTGACGCACTTGCTGGCAGAACCGACACCACCAGTTGCGTCGTGGCCGCGACCGCTACAGCCGCCGTGGATTTATCCAGGCTGATCCCCGTGACAGCAATCGGCGCGGTACCACTGTCCTCTGCCAGTGATGGTTTGCCGTTGTTGGTGATTTTGGCCGTGCGGGTCATGACCTCTTTGGAAGTAATGGTTTTACCGAGGCTGCTCACCCAGCCCTTAAAGACGTCAACAACACCATTGGGGTATTTAATTTTATATCCCCTCACGGTGCCCTCATCGAACCAGTTCACCAGGTCCTGCTGGCCAGAATCTCCCGGCATCCACGCGAGCGTCAGGTTAGTCTCACCTGCTGATTTCTGCCCCTGCATCGTTGATGTCCAGTCGGCATTCTCATCATCGATGTAAGTGTCATCTTCTGACTCTGCGGTCAGTTCACCGGGCTGAAGGTCTTTAATTTTTGCCAGCCGCAACCAGCCAACGTCTGAAAGCGGATTGGCGTAGGGGTCTCCGGTGCCGGTATAAACCCAGAGTGTAGTGCCAGCACCTTTTGTTGGTGCCAGCGGATTTGGTGTGGCCATAGGGTCCTCACATTTCGTAAGTAATGGAATATTTCAGGTCGGCAGAACTCCACAGCGCCATATCATCATCACGCTGATAGTCATAACCCTGCTGAACCATTGTGGTAATAAGGGATTCAAGCCCCGGAACCTCTGCGAGTACCGGATACACTCGCGTCTCCATCCAGTCATCCAGCTCAGAGTCAGGCACCTGTGCCTCAAGAAAGACTTCGATATGCAGAATGGCCTGCCAGCAATCGGCATCCAGCTCTTCCGCTGTGTATTCCGCGTCTGTCAGGTAAACGGCTATAGCCGGAAAATCCCCCTCTTCAAGCACTGCTGGTCTACCATCAAAATAAATAGCGCCAGTACCAATCGCGCCTTCAAGCGCGTCAATTATTACCTTGCGGATATCGCTGTGTTTCATCGTGTCAGAATTAACCTGAGTTGGTTGGTGAGAGAGGCTCGGAGCTCTTTGGGCATATCTGATTCCATGAGCTTCGGCAGTTCTTCTTTAAACGCTGTGGTTAACGGAGCTGCCAGCGGGATACTGACCACTTCAATGGGATAACGGGGTTTTGACGTTCGTCTCATGACATGCCAGCGACCGTTTTTAAGTTGCTGGATAAAACCGCCAGGGAAACGAAAAGGCCCGATACGCAGAACGCTGTTTGCCCCTTTCTTGTCCCGTTTCCTGCGTGAAAGGCGCACACTTGCGGTACCGAGTTTTATGGCTGGTAAATTGCCTCGGTTTACACGGATAAGCGCGCGTGGTTTATTAACCGTCGCGCGCTTCACCCTGGCGCGCTGCTTCACCAGTTTTCTCGGTACACGGGTGTCTTTTGATACGACTGCCACGCTGCGACTGACGGCCCGGCTTGCTACGCGGTTAACGGCCTGCGCCGACGCACGCGGGACAGCCGTTTGGCTGATGCTGTTAAGATTTTCTATGGCCTGCTCAAGCCCTTTTATTGACATGAACACTCCTTAGCGCCGACGCGAGGAAGCAGGCGGTGAACCATTACCCAGCCAGATGTGACAGGAGCCGCAATCATCTGGACCAATACGATCAACCCAGAATGACCGTCCGTTTATTGTCAGGGCGTCCATACGCTTCAACTGGCTAACCGCAGCCGTATTCACAAACAGCGTCGGGCTGGTACCTTCGACACGAACTCCCGCACCGGCATAACCAATGTTTTCTGGATCATCGAAAACGCCGACCAGGGTAGTTCCTGATAAAGCACCTGATATAACCTTTGCCTCTGTACCCATCACCCCGAGAATAGCGCCGTCCGCACGCGACATGGCCTCATCAAAGAGGTTATCGAAATCAGACATTCGCCCCCCTTCAGACTTCGCGAGCCAGCCCCTTCTCGATCAGCTCGTCGGCATCCTGTTCAGATACGCGGATAATCACACCGGGCTCAACGATGGATATCGTTTCGTTCCGCGTGGCATGCAGCGCGTCAACATGCAGTGTGGCCAACGTTTCAACTGATACCCGGTCATCGGTTGTGGTCACTACCGATTTTGTTTTCTCCGTATCAGCAAAATCACTGTCGGCGCTGTCGGCGCTGTCGGAAGAATTTTGTTCTCCGTTTTCACCGTCAACCGAATCAGTGTCGCCATCCAGCTCCTCTTCGAGTTCAGCAATACGCATCGTAAGTTCCTGAATCGTGCCGCTGGTGCTTACGTCACGGTTAAGCTGAGTACCAAGTTCACTCAGCCGAGCGATCAGCTTTTCTTTCTCTGTCATGGGAAATACTCCAGAAAGGTGGCCCGACAGGGCCACTGGGGGAATTTATGCCAGCTTGACGGACACGAATGCGTCAGGGTCCGGCAGCAGCATCAGCGGGGCTGACTGAATCATGGTGAATTCACGCGCCGGATCGCCCGACTGCACCCAGTTTTTCGGGTAGCGTGCCGAGGCATTGATACCTTCGCGCTGGGCATCAGCATCAAGAATGCAACCATAGGTACGCAGGCCGCGGGCTTGGGTATTCCCCAGCACCATCGTCAGGTCCGGCATATAGTTCTTTTTGACATCGTTTTCGACGTACTGGCCGGAGTACACCACGATGGCCACATCGCCATACATACCCTTGTATGAAACAGCCGTACCAAGGTCTTTCACGGCGGTTTCCAGCTCAGAATTAGAGCCACGACGCGTATCCAGCTTCTCCTTCACTGCCTTGAAGGAACGGAACAGCGCCCAGCCCTTCGGATCGAACACAATGATGTTGACCACACCGCTGGCGTTGAGCGCGTAGGTTTCAATGTCATCGGTCGGGTCATACGTTTCTTTGTCGCGGGAGGACCACGCAGCCGCACCGGCCTGGACAATGTTGTTACCAGCGCTGCGTCCCATATCCACTTCAACAGGATCAAACGCTTCCCCGGTCATGGTGTATTTTCCGCTGAGCACCGCCGCTACTGCCTGTTTCTCTTCGACCTGGGCAATCGCGAGCTCTTCATCCTTCATGTTCTGGAGAATGATGCGGCGACGGCGATAGACGGGGTCAGCGAGATTTTGCGGGTCTTCATCCGGCAGGCGGCGAAGAGTCATCAGTGGGTTAACTTCGTGTTTTGGCTTCACATAACCCGGCGTAAATTCAGATGTGCTGCCACCACGGGAGCGGATCACTTTGCCGGAGACAATCGGCGAGACGTACAGCGCCATATTGACCAGCCCAGGAATTTGCGACAGGTAGACCTTCTCTGTACTGAAGGGATAAGTTTCGCGGAAAAAGATGCGCAGGAAGAGCGGATCAAATTTGAATTTCTTCTCGTTGACTGCCAGCAGCTGGGCAGTAGTGTAAACGGACATAGATTTTTCCCGTAAAAAAAGCCGCGTAAGCGGCTTTTATGAATGATGATGATTGTAAAAACGTGGATTAAATGATGCTGATGGCGGTTCCGGCGAACGCGTTACGCTTAATATTTTCGTCGGTGACAGCGGATGGCCAGAGGACATCTTCAAGACGGAAAGAACCGGACTTGTGATATGTCAGCTCTGTGCTGTTCTGATCTGCTGTTACAGCCAGAATGCCCGTTGCCGCGCCAGCGTGAGCGCCGTCCCAGACGGTCAGCTTGCCAGAAGTAGCATCCAGCATGAGGGGTGTCATTGCTGGCGTGGATGCCGTCAATTTACCAGGACCATACGCGGTATGCGCCGGGTCACTGTTACCGAGCGGCTGGTAATGAGTGAAAACTTCGGTAGTTGCCATAATAGCCTCTTAAACGGGGGTGTTTAACAAATCGTCCGCAGCATCAGAAGATGCGCTGCCTGCTGAGAGTGCGCCTGGTGCTTTTTCCATGAGACGATCCAGTGCGGTGTCGGTGCGCGCCTGGGCGCTTTGTGGTGCGGCGGCCAGAATGCGCTGCGCACTTTCAACCGTCATACCCGGCGTTTCGGCCAGTGCTCGAGCCTGCGACTCTCGCCCTTTCGCCTCTTCGCAATTAAGGATTCCCATGATGCGACCGTTCTCTGCGGACACGGCTGCCGAAATCTGAGCACTGACATCTTCATGGGTAGCTGCGGCAGCGGTTGTCGTGTCAATGGTGGTGACCTGTTCAGCCGGTGCAGTAGTCTGAGTTGTTGCCTGTTCAGCTGTCTTATTGGTGGCTGCGGATGTAGAAGGTGATGGCATAGTTCCTCCAGTGGTTATTTTTTTGCGTCTGTCGAGTGCTTCACGCATCACGCCGAGCGCATCTGTATTGTTAACAAGCTCATCGGCCAGTCCGTTATCTACGGATTCCTGGCCGGAGAATACTGCCGCTTCAGTGTCCAGTACGGCCTGCACGGACATACCGGTATAAGCGGAAACTTTTTCGGCAAACATCTGACGAGTGGCATCGATACGCGTCTGAAAATCAGCGCGAACGTCTTCAGGTAATTTTCCGTAAGGGTTGCCGTCGACCTTGTGATCACCGCTGTAAATCAACGTGACCTCAACGCCGTTAGTTTTGAGCGCTGCGCCATAGTTGCTATGAGCCATCATTACGCCGATGGAGCCCGTTCTGGCTGTCTGTGTGACCATCCTGCGCGATGCAGCACTGGCAATGAGCTGGCCAGCACTACAGTTCATATCATTCGCCAGAGCCCAGATGGGTTTAATATCACGCATCCGGGCAATGATATCAGCACAGTCGAAAGCCCCCGACACCATTCCGCCAGGCGTGTCCATATCCAGCAGAATGCCGTCAACGCCGGGGTCACTGATAGCCTGTTGCAGGCGAGCAATAATTCCGTTGTAGCCCGTCATGCCAGAATAGGGCTGAAGAGACCTGGTTTTACTGACCAGCGTGCCAGAAACCGGCAACACCGCGATTCCATTTGCCACCTGATAGCTACGTGATGGCCGGGGTCCCATATCATCATCATCCCCAAACAGCGCCAGGGGCTCTGCTATCTGTTCAGCACCCAGCGTGACACCAGAAACGGAATCGGTCAGACGGGTAATTCCCAACTGCCCTGCCAGCGCGCAAAAGAAAACCCGCGCGTAGGCGGGTTCAAGTAGCAACGGCTCATTAAAGGCCATGCTGGCGATATGTGGAAGATTACGCAGCTCGGGCGTCATCTTTATCCTCCTCATTTGTTTTTTTCAGCCCTGCATCAAATGCAGCTGCCGCCCATGCAGGAGGTTTGAGCCCCGCTTGACGGCGCTCCATAGTCTCACGTACCTGCTGAGAGAATATTTCCTGATAGTCGTCTCCGCGTTTGGCACACTCCTTCTCATAAGTGCTGAGACCAGCTTCAATCAGCATGACGGCCTCCTGCACCTCCTTCAGCCCATCAATAGCCATGCGCCCCGAACCAATCCAGTTGGCGTTACCCCAGGCTGTTCTCGCTTCCTGGAAGCTAAATCTCGCATTAGAAGGGAGCGTGACAACCCTGCGGGCAATTGCCTCTTCCAGCCAGCACACGAACATCTGACAGGCCATACGAGCTGCTACGAACTTACGACGCCCCATAAAGAAGGCCCAGGACTCGTTCGCGCTGGCGCGTGCGGTCGAGTAGCTCATCTGGGAGTAGTTTCGTGAAAGTTGCTCATACGACACACCCAGCCCTGCTGCAATATAACGCAGCAGGGATTGTTCGAACGTTGAATAACCGTTATCAGTATCCTGTGCTGACTGAAGGTTCAGGGAATCGCCCGGCAAGAGATGAGGAACTCTCGATCCACCGAGGCGAACCGGCGCAGCAGAGTAATAAGATGCCACTTCGCCAAGCCAGCCAGTCAGCTTATTTTGCTGCTTACTATCGGCGCCGAGGATAAAGTCCATTGCCGTATCGGTATCCAACTCACTTTCGATGGTGGCTGCATACATCGCCTTTACTATCGCGCTCTGGAGCTGCGTATTTTGTAGGGTGTCGAGCATTTTCATCTGCTCCATCACGCTGTAAAACGCATTAGCCCCGCGAGTTTGCCCATCTTCCAGGGGTTCGAACACATGGATAAATGAAGGCCTTCCTCCCGGCAATTCGCGCGGGATATAGGTCCAGTTTTGCGCCATCCAGCCGGGATAACCGTCATCACTGACGTAATATCCCAGCGCTGCGCCGCTATCATTAATTTTTACACCTGCCCGACAGTTCCTGGAATCACCAGTATTATTGGGATTACTGATACGTTTCGGACTGACCATTTTAAACTGCGTGCGGAAAAGACGCGTTGAATCACTATCCCAAGTAGGCTGCACGCACAGCTCACCGTTAAATGCATGCGTTGCAACTCCTTCGCGGATCATCATCGTAAACGTCCGCTTGCGCTCGGCATCGACTCCGCAAAAATCATCCTCCGCATATTCATACCAGGCGGCCTCAACCTCCCTGGCAAACGCGCGGCTTTCCTCTTCTTTAATACCGAGATAACGCCAGCTAGGGCAGTAACTCAGTCTGAAAAATGAACCGACGATGTGATCCTGGTGAAGCTGCACGGCGTTAGCCGCATAGCCATTATTTCTAACCAGATCGTCAGCACGGGCATTTCCACGGGAGAAATTAGGCAGAAGTGCAGCATCAGCACTTTCACTCTGAGGATTCCAGGCGTTCAATTGCCCACCGAAACCGCCGCCTCCGGCATGGTACCCAGCATATTCTCGCAGAGACGTTTTTCCGTCCGGACCAACTAAAGAAGGTATTGTCATACGTAAAACCTTGCTGGCCCCCGGCGTCGTGATGTGTTTTCTACCTGAGATTCAAGGTCGGCAATGTACTTTTTCAGATCGCTGACGGAAGTAGCTGTAAATTCCACCCTTCGGCCATCTTTCTGTACCGTTGCCACCCGTTTACCCATCATCAGGTCATGTAATGCTGCGCGCGCGGCATCCAGTTCAGTCTGTGTTGCCATTATTCCTCTCCAGATAAAGCCCGCGCGTAATCCGCCAGGGTCTTGTTATTGTTACGGGAGCCTTCTTCTTCCAGCAGGCTGGCCAGAAGCGAATCAAGGTTAAGCTGCCAGCGTGATATGCTGATACGAAGCGCCGCCAGTGCGTAAACGAAGCAATCCAGAGCCTCATTTCGCCTTTTTTTGCTGTCCCATATGATTTTTCTTTTACCATCGACCCACTTCTCGACCAGTTCTTCAGCGGTTAACTGCTGCGCCTCTGAAAGATCGTAAATATCAGGGTTGTTAGGGAAGTGAACGGCACCGGCCAGAGGCTCGTCACCTTCAACAATCAGCGTGAAGCGGTTATAAATCTGCTCTTTCGCGGTATCAGTACCCACTTCAGTCAGATAAACACCGTTTTTGTTGCGCTTACGTGGCATGTTCGCCACTGGTTTTCCATAAACCGAAGCACCCTTTATCGGGATCACACGAAACAAACCGTGTTTTTTTGAGCGGTTGTAGACGATGGTGGGATCAATACCACCAATATCCCAGCAAATACGGGAAATAGACATTTCTACACCGTTTAGGCGTGTATATGTCTTGTTAATCGCCTCATCCACACGCGCAAGCGTTGACTCATCATCGTGACGTCCCATGATGATTTGCCTGTCGATAAGCCAACTTTCCTCACCCGGTCCCCACCCCCATACACGCATTTCGTAGCGGTCGAGCTGGGAATCTATACCCGCCGTCAGATATGCCACTCGCTCAGGTACGGCTGCATCAAAGTGCTCTATGCGCTCAGCTAAAACATCCGCATCAGGGCGATCGCCGATTTTTGCTTCCCACGTCTCACCCAAGGTGGTGTTAACGAATGTCTTACGTTTACCCGTATCACCTTGCGTTTTGAACCAGTCTTTCACAATCTGTACCCAGGTGGTGAACGGGCTATAAGCTGTCCAGATGTGGAAGGTTACGCTTTCAGGTGGGTCGATTTCTGCATTGGAAGATGAGAACCAACGAAGTCCGTCGCGAGTCCATATTCCTGTCAGTTCGCAAATGTAACGAGCGTTGGAAAAGTCCAGTTCATGCTGCTTAATGACACAGGCATTATGTTCACAAAGGTAGTAGACCGTCTCAGCCTGCTCCGGCTCCCATTTGAAGCCGAAAGGCGTATCCCGATCGCCAAATTTGAGGTACTGCTCCTCACCACAATGCGGGCATGCAACATGAAAACGCATAAAATGCCCGGACTCTTTTGCTGCACGCTCTATCTGGCACGTTCCACGCAATTTTGGTGTTGAGCCGCGTATGGATTTGGGCCAAACAGAACCCTCAATACGCTTATCCCCCAGGAAAGTCGGAGACCCTTCTTTCCCAATGTCTGCGTCAAACGCAGCCAGCTCATCGTAACCAACAACATCGACAGATTTTTCGCGATAGTTCTTTGCAGATTTACCACCCAGGCACCAGAAACCGCGTCCGTTCGTAAAACGCTTCATGGACAGGGTGTTGTCCCTGTGTTTTTTCCCGTACCAGGGGGCAAGAGACAGCAATGAGGGAACATCACGAATCGTCGGCTCAACGTGAGACTTCATGAAATTATCTGCGTCGCCGTCAGTCGGTAGCCACAGCAACTCGTTACGCTGTTTATGTTCGATGAAATAAGCGATGACGCCGAGGAGCATTTTCGAATAGCCTACTCGCGCCGACTTAATTACGTTAACAATGCGAATATAGTCGCTGCCCATCGCATTCATGATCGCTCGCTGAAATGGCAGTGTTTCCCAGCGCCCTTCCTGATAAGCAGATTCCTTCGGAAGGTAATAATGCGCATCGGCCCATTCGACAGCTGTCATGGGTTCCGGGCGGTATAGTGATTTCAGACCAGCTTTTACCGCTGTTCGCAGATTAGCTACCTGACTGGTCGATATAATCATTCAACAACCCCGGAATCCGTTCATCCAGCGCCGCAGCCTTATTCATCGCCTTTATTACGTCCCCTTTCAGGAACTCGATATGCCGATTTTCCAGTTCAGGGAAACGGCGCTGTATCGAGAGTGGGATGCCATCCAGAATACTGGATATTTCAGCGGCTATTCTGGATAACACGAAGGTACAAAACGCAGTCTCTACGACCTCGCGACGCTTTTTTTCATTTGCCAGTTCCGCCGCATCCGCATTCGCACGAGTTAAACGCCAACGTTCATAATCAATATTGACGCTATCATCGTCCTCGCCTGGCGATGGTTGTAGTTTTCGGCTCTGGTGTTCGATGCGGTTATCAACGACTGAGCGAACGTCAAAGAAGACTTCTCTCCCTCTCTTCTCTACAGGCTGGACGCCCCATTTATCAAAGGCCTGGACAGATATTCCCAGCGAGGAAGCCATATCAGATTTATTCAATAGCACGGCCATATTTCCTCACCCGTTTTCAGCAATGATTAAACAACAACCTCATGTCGAAAATTTTCATATATAGCGAGAATCTGCGCGGACGCCGCCCCGTAATAGGGCGGGTTGCCGGAAAGGACCCAAATGATAATGGTTATCATTTGCAATTGACGGGGCATGCCCGTTTAGACGTCTAAACGTCCGTGATTGCGAGGCAGAGCAGCCCAAACCGCGCCGCCTGGCTTCAGCGCATTGCGGAGAGCATCGTTCACCGCATCGTGCACCGCCTGTTGCAGGCCAGTTACTGAAGCTGTTTGCGCATCAACACTTGCCTGGAGGGATGCGAACAAATCGCTTTCACGCACGGCATCAATGATGGCCTGCTTCATTTCATCGCCAAGCCTAATCTTCGTCTTCGTGGCTGATACCATGGCGTTGTCGATGATGGATGAAGCGGCTTCATGTACCTTAAAGCGATCAGCCTTAAACGTTACCTTGCTCTGGTCGCCTTCAACACCAACGGTCATACCGGCAGCGTGCTCTTTGCCATCATTGTTGATGTTAAATTTCATGTTATATCTTACAGAAGCAATGCCATTACCAATTCTGACTTCCTTGATGAATACCTCATCATTTTTAACGGTAAATGGTTCGCTATCAGATAATGGAGCGTCAGAAAACACGACGGGCAGGCTTTCCCATGTCATAGGTCTGCCACACTCACCCACACGCAGCGCTACCAGCTCATAGCCATTAGGCATAATAATTTTCTGAGTGCGAGAGTATGGTGACTCTGTGTAGCCAGAAAAGTCGAGACGTCCAACAATCAATCCATCAAAGTCACTGCTCCTGGTTTGCCAGCCTGGCCTCATAGCGAAGAGATTAATGTGATAGATTTCTCCACACTTAAACTCGTTACCTTCTTTATCACTGGAGATGATGCCGATTTTTGGAATCGTCACTGTTACTTCACGAATCTTATACGTGTTTACCATGGGGTACCCTTTTAAGTCGCTAATGCACTCTCATAGACATGAGCGCTATACGCGGCGCAGATTGGGCAATGAACCCGTTACGCAGCAACGCCCATGTCTATGAGAACGGAAAAGCGTGCGACCGTGGTCGCACGAAAGCGGAATACTCGTTTTTATGGTTTGTTTTAGCTTGCAGCTTCGGCCACTGGTGGGTAATGAAGCGTCGAGTAAACCGGCAGCTCCATCTTGTATGCGTAATGGTATTCCGCAGTGGCGCCAGATGATGTCTGCCAGCCTGGCAGCATCAGGATTGCGTCAGCACAGCGGAGCATCGCGAAACAGATATCCATGTACTCGCGCTGCTCCAGGCCATCCGGCAGGCTGGCCGGGTTAAGAACGGTATGGCCATGACGCGTCAGACGCTCCGCTTCCTTATTGAAAGCGTTACGGTTAAAGTTTTCACGGCCAGTCATTGGCCCAGCGATATAAACTTTCATCAGTTATCGCCCTGCCCTTTATCTTCCAGAGCCAGAACGCCATGCTCTGCTGACCCCGAATACGCAATCAATCCATCGTAATCAGGAAAGTTATCGAAGCCTGGGATTTGGCCATGACAGATTGTGTATTCAGGCTGGCCTTCTTCTTCTGCGAATTGGGCCAGAGCCTTAATCTGTTCGAGTGTCAGTTTGATTTTCGCCATTTTCTCTCCGCTGATTTCAGCTATAAAAAAGCCCCGCTATTGCGAGGCTCCTGATTGGTTGTTTGACTCTCTCACCGAGTTGTAAATACGTTCACACGTCATTCCTGCTCGATAGCTTTCGTCAGATCGTTCAGCATAATATTTAGCTTCTGCTGCAAGACTTCCGAGCATGTCGGCGAGCATTGCGGCGTTGGCTCCGGCTGTTTTGCCTCTGACGGCAGCGGCAAGATCTGCGGTGTGCTTTGCGGCGTCCAGGCGGGTAGCGAGTTTTCTTGCCTGTTGCTGCAACTGGCTAACAGTGCCAGACAAACGGGCAGAAACAGCGCGCGCAGCAGCTGCTTGTTCTTGAGCATCTTTAACGGCCTCATCTCGGGCAATAAAACGCCCTTGCTCTATCATTCTGGCGGCAGTCTGCGCATTAACTTGACGCGAGGACTCGGCGCTATCACGGTCGGACCACCTTTTTTCCCATGCCCGGTTACTCCAGACATTGCCTGCAATAAACGCGCTGACCACAACTATCAGCACGAAAAAGGGCTTCCACCAGGCTTTTATTGCTGCGATTAACGGAGAAGGATTCACTAGTCTATCTCCCAGCAGGCGAGCGCACTTTCCTGGTCACGTCTTTCTACCTGTCCGTAGCAGCCATTCTTCTGGCCCTTTGTCAGCCGGCAGTCACGGCCACCATCTTTTATCCACCATCGGATCGCCTCGCAGGCCCCTTTGCGGTCGCCAGCATTGAGACGTTTATAGAACGTCGATGGGAAACACTTACCGGGACCAATGTTGTACGGGCAGAATGACGCGATACCAGCTTTCTGCGGTTCGGTCAGCGGCACCTTAATATTGCGGTCAACCCACGCCAAAGCCTTATCACGTTCGATGGCGTTGACCTGGTTGCATTTGGCCGGCGTCAACTTCATACCCTGCACCACAGGTTTACCATCAACCATTGTGGCACCACGACAAATCGTCCAGATGCCGCTGCCATCTTTATACGCGGTAAGGCTATTCCCCTCTTTCTCATTCAGGAACTGGTCGAGAATTTTTGGGGCTGACGCGCCAGCAAGAATCAAACTCAGAACAGCTGCGCTTAATTTTGCCCTGTTAGCCATCATTCGCCTGCCTTAGCGAGTACATCAGCTACTACACTCACCGCTGCCGGACGATCTTCGATAGGCTTATCACTAACTTCTTCCAGGTAAGCCTTTATCATTGCCGTTCGCTTCTCATCTTCTTTTCGACGGCGGCGTGCATCAATTCTTCCGTTGATGAATGATGCAAGGGAGATTAGAAGCCCCACAGCCCCGAAGAACATGTAAATCATGTCCTGGGTGGTAAAACCCAGCGCTGCAGCTATGGTTCCAAGCCACGCAAATAATTGCGTGAAGATGTTCCCTGAGTGATCGTTCATTCTCATGGTCTCTTACCTCGCTCTATTTGCGGAGGCTGTGTGCAAATGAAACGCCGTCCAGTTCATTGCGAAATAACGCAAAGCTGTCGCCAGGACGACACCAATAAAAAACCCGCCAAAGGCGGGTTATATAAGTGACTTCAACTATCTTCTTTTTTTACTACTTCTTTTACTTCTTCCACCGTCTGCAGGTAACGCTCTTCTTCTATTTCTACGCCTATGGCCTTACGCCCAAGCTTCAGAGCTTCCTTAATCGTACTGCCGGATCCCATGAAGAAGTCAGCGACCACATCGCCGGGACGCGAACTACTCCTGATGATGTGTTCCATCATCGCGGATGGCTTCTCGCACGGGTGTTTCCCAGGGTAATACTGCACCGGAGGGAACTCCCAAACATCCGTATAAGGAACATCTGCAGTCACAGAGAACGGGCGGCGCAAGCTTTCATACTGAGCTTTGAGGCCATCGTATTGCGCTTTAACCGCATCGTATTGCGTTTTGAGATCAGCATACTGCTTTTCATGCTCGCTATACCCGACATCGAACGGCTGGGGGCATGCTACGCCGAGAGCCTGCGCCCGCTGCATGAACAGCTCATGCAGCTTGTTGAAGTCATCCAGCGACGGCAACTGCCACTGCGACGAGGAAAACCAGTGTGAACACATCTTTTTCCCTGTCGCAGCGTTGATGTCCGCTGCCGAAATCCCCAGCTGCTGTCGGGCTGACACGAATGTCCCAATCAACGGAGAAAATACGTCTTTCCGCAACTCTGCACATTTGCTGGCATAACCCGACTGGCCTTTCGCATAGCCAGACGCGCCGTAATGCTCAGCGAATATGATGCGCTCGGTTGCCGGGAAGAATGCTCGCAGGCTCTCTTTATTTTGACGCCGCCATACACCGCTCGGTTTAGCCCAGGTGATGTGGTTCAAAACATTGAAACGGTCGCGGGTAAGTAATTCAATTTTTGCCGCAAGCCGCGAACCAGAAAACATATACAGGCTTCCATTTGGGGCCAGTATCCTCCAGAACTCCGCCAGAAACTCATCAAGCCAGCCCAAAAAATCTGCGTCACTTTCCCACTGGTTGTCCCAGTCGTTCGACTTAACGCCAAAATAGGGCGGGTCAGTCGCGATCAGGTTTACGGAATTGTCGGGAATGGTTTTGATGAATTGCAGAGAATCTGCGCAAACGAGCTGCGCTCCATTGATTTGTGTAGTTTTTAACATAGCTATTATGTTTCTGCCTGGGTAAGCTAACCCTGCGATGCGCATCGCGGGTGGGCTTTGGGTTCAGCCTATACCTCTGGCATGGGTTGACCGCGGGATGAGCTGCAACTCGTCCCGCGCCCACTTTTTCAGGCACAAAAAAACCGCCCGTAGGCGGTTATTCGGAAGTCAGGCGTAAAAATCCCAACTTAGAAAAAAGATACCTAAAAATAGCTGTTTTGCCAACCTTTTTCGTTTTCTATTCCGTGCGACCGTGGTCGCACGATATCAGATAATTCCTTTTTTATACTCGCTGGTTAGTGAGTATCTTCCGAAAGCGCCGCGCTTCGCCACACCAAAACAAACCATCTGCTCAATAATAAACTCTGTTGATGTCTGGCTTAAGCGGCAAGCTTCACTCAGCTCTGCCAGGCTAATGCGTGGATGCCCACGCATTACGAACTCAACGCTTAACGCTTCTTCGGTCATATTCCGGCGTAATTCTTTCGCGTTCATAGAGTCCCCTTAATCTTCGAACTGGAAATCGACATCTGCCATGAATTTATTCAACTCTGCCAACTTTGGCTCCATCGTTCCAATAAGACGGCCAGCCAGGCGGTCGGTCAGGTTTTTACTGTTAAAGCTGTATTCGCGCTCAAAACGCTTCACTTTTTGCCATAACTCATACAGTTCGTTGGAAATATCTGCCGCGTCTTTGCGCATTTGTTCGTTGCCTTGATAATTCATAATTTACTCCAGTTTCATGCGGTTATGGGCTTTTCCCCTCTCAACGACACAAACTGTAACTCTGCCCAATAAACACATCCAGCATTATTTTTCACTTTTTAGTGAAATTTGCATATTGCGTTAATTTCCCATTTTTGGTATATTTTCCACATCAGGAGGCTATACTATGTTTAACGTGATAACCCACCCGGCAGCGCTGGATGAGCTTAAAGAATTACCTGATGAGCTACGCGGTCGCATGACCCGGCTGATCGAGAGACTGGAAAGTGAAGGGAATAAGCTGAAAATGCCTCATAGCCGCGTTATCGGCGGTGGCCTTTTCGAACTAAGGGTAGGGGATAAAAACATAGCGAGAACGCTGTACGCTTACGCGGTAGGCAACGAGATTTATCTACTGCACGCATTTGTTAAGAAGACGCAAAAGACGCCTACCCACGCAATTGATATCGCCAGAACGCGTCTGAAGGAGATGAGCTAATGAAAGTAAAAGGCATCCCGTTTAACCAGGTGAAAGAAGAACTGCTCAACACCCCGGAGGCTATCCGGGGTTATGAGGACGCCGACAAGGAGTTGGCAATGGTTGAAATGCTATACGAAATGAGGGAGAAAGCTGGCCTGACGAAATCAGCACTGGCAGAACGAATGGGGTTACAACCGTCAGCTATTAGCCGTCTGGAAAGCAACCCTCTCGGTGCAAGTATGAAGACGTTAACTCGATACGCTAAGGCTTGCGGCGCAAACATTGATATTCACGCTGTGTATTGATTAAGACGAGTTTCTGCAGGTGAAGTAACAAGGGAAAGGCGAGGGAATCTCGCCTTTCCCTTTTTTATTCGCCAGCCTGCCGAATGAGCTCATCCGCGACAACATCCTTGCATCTATGGACCATATTACGAGACATGCGCAGAAGACGTGCCGCCTCATTCATATGAAGGCTGGCCTCTGGTGAGGCCATAACGGTGCTCACCATATCCAGGACAGCATCGAGATCGCTTAGCTGGGAATCAAGTTTTTCACAACATGACACGGCTGCATCTGTCATTGAATCGTATACCATTTTGTCTACCAAGGTTATTTAATACTGTATATAAACACAGTGAGATGCGCAAACGGTACGACCATTTTTTGCTAACTTTTTTAATTAATTCACTGAATTGTCCGGTACTTATGTGCACGTCCAGCTCCACGCTCCATTTTTTCCAGGGTCCCATTTTTCACGGCAGAGTCCAGCATCCCCCGGATCGTTCTCGTGTTCAGACCGATGTCGAACGCCAGCATTGAGGCAAAAATAAAACCATCACCGCCGCTGGCCAGACTGCTTTCACTTCTCTGGCGAAGGCGTTCGAATAACAATGCTTTTTTATCCATTTTTAACCCTCCGTGACCAGTCACGCTTTAATGGCCAGCTTCAGTCTAAGAGTCGTCAGCTGACATGTACCCTCACCATCGAACAGGCATTCGGCCACTGGAAGTTGCTGGCCACAACGTTTACATGTTCCAGACAGCGTCTTTTGAAGCTCTTTGTAGTTCTTGCGGATCAGGAGGCCGATAACCTCATTTTCGGAATACGGCTCTCGCCCTGGCCGACGCTGCGTGCAAATTTCACTGAGCATACGCAGCTCTTCCGGTTCCAGAACCCAGTCACGCCTGGTCGTTCCTTGCTCTTTCAGCTTCTGACGGCGGATTCTTTGCCTTTCTGCAGGTGTCAGTGCCATCGCTATTCGTCTCTCCAGTCCAATGGGAAAACCTCACTTAAAAACCGTTCGTTTGTGCATTTTCCATCAAGTGATTTAACCTTAATTTTCACAACGTATAACCAGTGCGGATATTGAGCCTCCTCAACAGAACGGCGTACTTCATATCCTGCTACCTCGTATGGACGCATCCCGACAGAAGAAAGGTGGATTAAAACCTGACACCCGACAGGTGGAAGGTCTTTACCATCCCAAATGGTTTTTGTACCCATACTCAGTCTCCTTTTCCGGTAGCAGCGGCGAGATCGAGAAGATTGATATGCTGGGCCACATCATCAATAGCTTCAGCGTACCCGAATAGGTTGCTCCATTCAGGGCGATTCCCCATTGCGGCCTCATACATATCAGCAAGAGCGTTCTCCGCGCTGTCTCGCTCTTCGATTAACTGTGTTTCGTCACGTTCAAGCTCAGCAATCTGTTTCTCTGCAGCTTTCAGTTTTTTCCGGGATTCAATGACCTCGCGGATGATGCTTACAACGTCAGTACATTCCTGGGCATATTCGTGATCGTTAATCTCAATGGCGTCTTGTCCTGCACCATAGAAGTCCTGCAAGCGAAAAAGTAATTGACCATCGGTTAGTGCGTCGGAGCTTTCATCTTCGCCAGTTCTGCCAGTGATGATGCCTTTGCTATACATATCCATCAGCAATGCAAACTGAGAACGCGCTGATACGATCAGCATGTAGCGAACGCTGTTGGCAAACATGTTGGTGTCTTCATCGTGCAGCAGCTCCTCGACGTCATTACCCCCTGTGTTTTGAAACAACGGCAGGAACTGACGCATCCACTCCGGAACGGCATAACTTTCTTTAGGGGATTTGCTCATCGAATGACTCCTTCAAGCTGTTGCTCGGCCTTTTGCTCATCGATTCGCCATGCCGTGGCCAGCGCACACACAACCTGGTGGAAAGAGTGCTTTACCAGCACCGTTTTTCTGTCTCCCGTGGCGGAGAGTGTCTCGATTTTGGTCAGCACATTGCCGCTGGCCGCATCCGGATAAAACTGTGCGACTTCAGAAGAGTCGATAATCTCCGGGCTGTTTGTCGTGTACATTTTCAGCTTCACTTCTCACCACCTTTCTTCATCTTCTTCCTCCCAGCGCTGGCGCTCCGCATCAATACATGGTTTACACACCTCATAGACGCGGCCGTGGCTCCCTTCTTCGATATCTCGGTGCGGGTAAAGATGGTCCACATGGTTGCCACACCAGTTACATTTCCCAGAATGGTCGGCATTCTTGCTTTCGTTCAGATACTCATCGTGGCATTCCTGACACATGTCGTGATACTCGCAGCCGAACGAATCTGTTTCGCCCTGGACGCGACGAACGGCATCGCGCTCTGGATGTTCATCGCATTTAGCACCTGCAGGAACGCTGGAAGCATGGCCAGGCAGTGTCGATACAGGACCGTTGCTCACTTCTGCCATATCACTCATCCCCCAGGCTGGAGACATATAGGTCTCGATGGCGTTCGTTGCGATCAGACCAGACATTCCTGGCTGCAGCTTCGACCAGGTCAACATCTGAATCGTCGTAGACGTGGCCTTCGATTTCTTCACCCTGTGCGCCGCATTCGTGGCAGAAGACAAATGAGCTGACGTACAAACCATCGTGGCCGTAAATTACGGGCTGATAGAGAGGTTTGTAATCTTTCCCTGAAAGGTACGTTGTGAACAGAGACGGTGGCCCATAGCAGAACGGGCAGGGCGGCAGGTCTTTCTCGGCAACGGTTTCTATCTGAAGAACGGGGTAGCCGACTTTCTCCAGTACGGCCAGAACCATTTTGCAGTCGGCCAGGGCGCGGTGCGCTCCCTCCACCGAAACCCCGTGTCGCGCAGCTGCAGTAGCCAGACTTTGACGCTTGAAAGCCTGACGCTTCTCGTCAAACTCTCCATACCACTGGTCATAAACGGCTTTGGCGTCAATATGGCTCGTGTGAATGCGTGATGTTACGAGCGCGGCGTAATAGGTATCATGATTGGCGTAAATACCTGTGCTTACGCAGGTCTGATCCAGCATTCGAGCATCAAATCCAGAGTTCCAGGCCAACCATTTGTGGCTACTTATGATCGCCAGTACCTTCGGGAACACATCACGCCACGCTGGTGCATTGGCGACCATCTCGTTGGTGATATGGTTGATTTCTGTCACTTCCGGTGGGATCGGGTGAGTTGGCTTCACCAGTGTGTCCAGCAGGACTTCACCGCGCATATTGATGATCGCTATCTCGATAATCTCGGCGTATTCAGTAAGCCCTGTTGTTTCCGTGTCGATAACAACATAATTGCTCTTTAGCCATTTATGCATAATCATCGACAAAATTGTTTTTTGCATGTTAACCATATTTATTCCCATATCCGCTGTTGAAAAGTTCTTGAGGGCGTCGGTTCGTTCTTTAATTCAGGTAGGGTTACGTAAACATAATAAGTCCCGTCCAAATCCATGGAATCAGCGATAACTACTTCATGACCTTTTTTCTTATAAAGGTTAGAAATATTTTCCGCATCAGTGCGCGACATGGGGCCTTGCTTAAATGGAGTATTCTTCATTATCTCGTGCGACCGTGGTCGCACCCTCTTTGATTTCCAGATAACGTTTAAGCCATATATTTTCTATATGCTTGTTGCCTGGTTGATTTGATAAATACCATTCAGTAATTACGGATTGCCTGTTACTGTCAGGAAGAGTCCGATAGCCGCATGTCGGGCACCAGATGATGTACTCATTACGGAGGCCAGAGTACCGGAGTACAGGCTTATCTGGTTTCCTGAACATAACCTGCTGACACAGGCATGTCGGCACTTCTTGCACGATGGCTTTCGATGATTTCACAGCGCTTCTCCGCCGCATTTAATAACGCGGTATCGTTAAGATGCATGCATCGTGATTTCAGTAATAACCAGCGTTTTTTATAATCCTTACGCCAGCTTTCGACGGATACACCCACTAAAGAACTTATGTGTTCGTCTCGCTCCGTCCCATCAAAATCTGAATCATGCAATTCGCGAAATATTTCACATTTAACTTGCTGTATTCCGTAGTAAGTTAATCTCTGCATGATTTTTTTTGTTGAGGCTTTCATTTTCTTAAAGCCCGCTCTGGAATGAGCGATTAAAAAATCAAGCCATAGCCACTGGCAAATGATCACATCATTCTTATAATTTGGTTTGCATCCATAGCAATAATGCAACCATGCAGTTTCTTCACTGTTTAACTGCTCGATGGCACGTCGCCAGCTGGCGGTCATGAAATCTAATTCTGTCAGCAGCATTGAAGACCGTTTGAAGGATTTACCAACGTGATAACGAACGGGCTCTGCAGGGACAGATACTTCATAAGACTCCGTATCGCCGATGCAGATCGTTCTGGTTGGTTTGTCAGTGAAACGGTCAGAGCTTGCGAGACGCAGCTGCTCCAGCTGGACCTCAAGGATGCCACGCTGGAGATAATGAATATCTGACAGAGCCGTGGATACACAGGCCCGAATGCTATTTAGTTCCACTGTTACGCCCTTCCTTACCCATGCGCTGAGAGGTGAAATCACTCTTTAATTTGTACGCGGTACGGACCTCTATATCGCTTTGTCGTAGAGGGGGAATCTCCCCAGCTTGCAGCCATTGATAGACTGCGCCGGGTGTTACACCCACGCCTTCAGCTGCTTTTGCTACGTCATCGCCAAAGTGGCGCACAAGTTCTTCGGGTTTCATGGGGATTATTATAATCAATAAGTGAAAATTAAAGCTAGGTATAATTTATAAAAATTATAGCCAGCTATAAAGAGATCATTTATGATTAAGGGTATGAAAACACGAGGCGAACGACTGAAAGCACGCCGTTTAGAGCTGAAACTGACGCTGAAGCAAGTGGCAGAAGCTGTGGGAATCTCTCTTCCTGGCGTCCAAAACTTAGAACGTGGCGACGTAATGCCGTCGCTGGAGATCGGGCTGTCGCTGGCAAAATGCCTGCGTAAGCCCGTGCAATGGATACTGTATGGCACTGAATCTGATCCAGACCGCGTTCCTGTTATTGGCACGACAGAGAGTGGTCCGGATAGAGACTGGCAGCCCGGAGAACCTGCCAACACAGAGCGATTCCTGCCGTTCGTGAGTCAACGGAGTACCGTTTACGCATTGACGGTCGGGAACCAGATTCAGCGCAACTACCAGCCAGGAGACGTCATCCTGGTGGATTCCTCGCTCACGCTGGTACCGGGTGAGGATGTATTGGTTTGTGAGAAGAACGGCGAAATCACTATTCAGCGGTTGGCGCGTTTTGACGACCAGCACTACTACCTTGATAGTGCTAACTCTCAACGGGTTATCCATGATAAAAGTGATCTTCAATTTGTGCACCAAGTAGTCGGTACGATCAAATCGTTCATGGTTGAGGGTAGATGATACAATAACAGGGTTTATTGCTGACTATAAATCTGGTTTAATCCGATCTATACTTTGTCGGGGTTGAACCAGACCGTAGCAGCCGAAAAAAGACGAAAAAAAACCCGAGTCGGCAAACTCGGGCCTTTTTTCAGGAGCACCGCCACAAGAACAACGACGCATCCCTCGGAAAGATTGTGCGTTTATTGTGGCTGCTCCTGCGGATTTTTTCAACCCGAAAAAATGCTAATTCGCATGGAAAGGCTAAAAAATGACCTTACAAGAATTCTACGCGGAGCGCTTTAGCAGCGATCCGTATTCATTGCTTGAAGCTGCACGGGATGAGCTTAGCGAGCTGGCGCAGATGGCCGGTATCAACTGGCACGCCTGCGCTGACAACATCCAGCTGAATCCTCGTGGCGGTAAAGAACGCTACACCACGTACAATAATTCTTTCCCAGTGGCTCTGGAAAAGAGCCTCAAGGGCCGCGTCGAAATTTACTCCCGACTGGAGCAAAACAAAGACGGTATCAGTTACCCCTTTGTCAACTTCGTCCATAAGGGTAGCGATGCCGGTTCATGGAGCGGTTTCTCTTTCCTGTTTTCAGAGTTTCGTCGCGAGCAGCAGCGTAACCGTGCGACCGTGGTCGCTCAGCCAGAAGAAGAACGCGCACGCATAGAGCGCCAGGATGAAGCACGCCGCCGCCGCGTCGAGATGCAACGCATTAATGACCTGAAAAACAACCAGTTAGAACATGAGCGCCTGCTCGGCTGGTTGGCTTTCCATCGCGCCTGGGAGCATGCGCCAGCTGAAGATGGCTCCTGGCCTTATGCGGTAAAAAAAGGAATTCGTGACGTATTTAGTGCTTGCGATATACGTCGCGTGACCAGTCACGACAGTGCGAAATGGAGCCGTGGACCAACGACTTATATGGCTATTCCTCTGTCCCACCTGGACGGAAGAAAAGACGGACGGATTGTTGGTTGGCAACGTATCGATCACCAGGGCGGGAAATTCCAGACCAGCGCCATCACGAATGGCGACTTCGTCGGGACGTGTTTCGTTATTGGTGACCTGAAAGGGGCGCAGAATGTAGCCGTAACAGAAGGCTTCGCAACGGGCGCTTCTGTCTGGCTGGCTACCAGGAAGGACCCGAAAAAACGCTTTGACGCCGTGGTTGTCGCGATATCAGCCAATAACATGATCCATGTTGTCGAGCAGCTGGTTAACGTCTATCCCGCTGCAAAAATCACCTGCGCACTGGATAACGACCGCAAATCGTCAGCTGAAGGAAAAGGCAACACGGGCCTGCGCACCGGCTTTGAGATTCTTTCAAAGTTCCACGGCATCAAATGCGTTTACCCGACCTTTGAAGATGATCCCCAACTGGAATGCAGCGACTTCAACGACCTGCATAAATTACGCGGCCTCCGCGAGGCCTCGCGCCAGCTGTTCGCCAAATCAAACCGCCTTAACGCCAGCACCGACCTGCTCACGCTGACGCTGAATAAGCTGAAAACCCTTAAGCGGGATAACCGCCGCACATTCGCCAAAGAGCTGCTGAACGCGGTCGATATTGGCATGCTGACATGCCCGGTACCGAACAGCCCATCCGACCTGTTCAACATGTTCTGCATCGTTCTGCGGGACATGGGGCTTGAGAACATCTATCGAGCCACAGTCAAAGACCATATTGCCCGTCGCCTGAACAGAAAATGCCGCACGGCACAGGCCCCTCGTTCATTCAGCGATCGCATTACCGACCCAAACAAACGACCACAGCACATCACCTATAAGCGCTTCGAAACATCGGTCATGACCGAAGATGTCCTGAAGTACGTGCAGGAGCTGCAGGGGATCGTGATTGTTCGCGCCGGGATGGGCTCGGGCAAGTCGACAGGCCTGCTGCGTCCGCTGATGCATAATGCAGAGCGCGGCGTTTCTGTAGCGCACAGGGTGAGCCTCATCGGTGGGTTATGGGAAATGATGACAGAGGGGAAAGGCGCGAAGGCCAACATTCTGCATTACCAGGACCCCGGCTATCAGGAAATGGCGCCATACGCCAGCAAGCTGACGATCTGCATAAACTCCATCGTGAAGGGCTGCTGGCAACCACTGATGCGCCAGCACGACTATTTCGGGTTCGATGAGGCTACGCAGGGGTTACGCGCTGTGCTTTCAGGCCGCGCGATGGAAAACCCGGTCGCGGTGTTCAATACATTGATTGACGCGCTGGCCAGAACAGAATTACACCCGATCATGGTGGATGCTGATGCTAACGATCTGCTGGTTGACCTGGCAGAACTGGCGATGAAGCGCCGCGAAGAGCTTGGCTTGCCGGCATGGCTGCAAATCCATGTTATTGAACTGCCGGTCGACGTCCGTAACCGTGAAACTGGCGAACCTATCCGCGTCTTCTACACCGAAAAAGATCGCATCATGTCCGAGGTGATGAAGGCCGTAGAGCTCGGTGAGAAAATCATGCTGGCCACAGACAGTTCCACGTTCGCCGAGGACGTTACCGCCACCTTGCGCCTGAATTATCCGCATAAGAAATTCCTGTGCGTTAACCAGAAAGCTAAACAGGAACCCGAGGTTGAAGTATTCACCAACAACCCGAAAAAAATGGTGGCGAAATACGATGGCCTGATTTACAGCCCGTCAATCTCCTCCGGCGTGTCCATCGAGCAGAAACACTTTGATCGCCACTTCGGTATGTTCTGTGGTGAAGTGGTCCCCAGCGACGCTATCCAGATGCTGCGCCGCGACCGTACAGCGAAAGAATTTATCATCGGCTTTGATAAGGTTCGCGCAAAACGCGAAACCGATCCTCAAAAAATTGAACGCGCATACGTCCAGGCACTTCTGGCCACGGCCGGTATGAATGGCGAACTGACGGACGTTGTCTTTGACGGCGACAGAATTTCCATGGGTGTGGCCAACACCGATTTCACCAGACTGAAAATCAAAGCTTCAGCCATTGAAGCGACGGCACGAAACGATTACGCCAGCAACATGATCTGCATTATGCACAGCGACGGCTATAAAGTTTCGCCGCTGGCCGGAGACCCACAGGCGAATGAACTCGGGAAGGAGCTGCGTAAGGAAGCGCGGGAAATCGTATGGGAACAAACTCTGGACCTGCACCTCAACATCGATACGCCGGAAGAGTCAGAACGCGAAGAACTTCTGAAAAAACGGGCGTTAACCCTGGAGGAACAGGCGAAGCTTGTCCGCTGGGACATTGAGCACGAGCTGAAGCTACCCGTTGACGAGGGTACCCTGAAATTCTACTTCGACGGCGCTCGAGATAAAGTCCGCCGCTATGAAACCATGTTGCTCGACGAGGTAACAGCGCGTCGCTATGACCGCGAAGAGTCGGCGATCAACTTTACCTACTCCTTCAAGCAAACAGGGCAGTGGCAATACTTTGTTGTCATAGCCATGACCCGCGAACAGGCGGATGAGGCTTTCCAGTCGAAACACCCTGGCATCGTCGAATACAAGGTGAAAAGCGCGCCGGTTGTTGAGGTGGCCATGCGTGGTTTCTACGGCCTGAAATCTGCGGCGCTGCGCCAGTACTTTATCGACTGCGGTATCGACCCGGAGACGATGACAGGCGAAGCCACCCAGGAGCGCCTCAAACGCGCCAGGGATAACCTCATGACCGCCGAACGCCGCGACCTGTTGAACAACGTCCTGCGCATCGGCGGCTTTATGACGCCGAAAGGTAAGCCTAAGGTGCCCGAGGCGCTGTTTAAAAACATCTGTGAGTCCCTCGGCCTCAAGACCGACAAACGACGCGCCAGAGACGGGGACAAACGCCCCACAATCCGTTTCGTTGACCAGCAGTCGGCAGTATTCATGATGGACATCCTCGCCAAGCGCCAGGAAGACGGCTTGAACCTGCAGACGCGTAAAACCGAGAAGACCACCAACGAAGTGGATCACGATTTGGATCTCAATATATATATGGATCATAAATCGCGATCCACAAACGAGCAGGATTCCGACGCCCCTCATTCAGTAATAACCGAGGCCCTGGCCACGCTGCCGGTTCCGGTACCGGAAGCTTGGGCGCTGACCGCGTTGTCCGGTGACGAACTGGCAACGATGGCTACGTGGTCGCCAGCCAGCATCGCGATGACCTTTGCCTCCCTGTACCTCACAGAGTTCATGGAACGCCTCTCCAGCCACGAGTTGCGACGCTTGCGTGAATACATCACCGGAATGAATACGGGCGGCTACGGCGCACAGGAGGCGTTCTATGGCTGATTTACTGCTAACGCTGCTGGCCATAGGTGTCTTATCGGTTCTTTGGCACTGGTATCGGTCGATTAAGGCGTTGAAGCGTTGCCAGCAAGATACCCAGGTCCGCCGCATTAAGGCTCGTGGCGCAGCCTTTGCGCACAACTACCGCGTGTGGAAGTGGGTTTACCGGGAAATTTTGGATATTGGGAAGGAGGCGAAATGCCACCAGTCAAGGTAGTAATCATTACTCTGTTATTGCTTGGAGTCTGCCAGCTTATTGCTCATACAGACTTTGGAATATGGTGAGGGGAACATGTCGACTACTGAATTTTTAAAAACGCTGGACTATGCACAGCTGAAGTACTGTCGCGATCTGTGCAATAACCGTATCCGGGCTATTGAGGCCGAAGAGAAAAAGATGGCCTGGGCAGTTACTGATGGTGGCATTAACTACGGTTGGTTCCGTACAGAAGACTACATGAAGGCGGTAGAATGCCTGGTTGCTACAGCTGCAGAACGGTGGGAAGAATCGGATAAGGCTGACCCATCTGGACGTGGTTGGCTTGACCTTTCAATCCGTGGAAGCCGCCTGCCGGTCTCTGAGTACGAGGCGTTATTTGCTGATGGCCAGTGGGGGTAAAAGTGACCTACAAATATGAAAATCTGTGTGAGAAAGGGTTCGTCAGAATCCCCGTAAGCAGGGCCATGCACAACAAAATGCTGCCAAACCGCAAGCAACGATTTGGAGCAAAAATCGAGTATTACTTCGAGCCAGAGTCTCAAATTTTCGAGGCACAATATTTCACGGCGGGATGGATAAAGATCCCCCTCATCGTTGTCATGTTCCTTCCAGCAATCGTCATGCAAGGCGTTCCCGAAACTATCCGTGATATTGGCGATTTAATTCACCAGCGGGAAAGAGGGAAGTTCACGTCTGATAGATGGTTTTTGCAACATGACAAGACAACAGATGGCGAACTGGAAGGTTACATCGCCAAGAAACTACAGCTCAAGCGAACAGACTGATCAGGTTCTGATCAGTCAGTAAAGCAAACTATAAAAACGGCTATCCCCGTGACGGGTCACGGGGTAAAGTATCTACGTAAATTATTGACGTGCGTTTCGTTTTGGCGGTACAGTTAGCTCGTTGCGGCAAATTCCGCAGCCGGGCGTGAGAACCCGAACCCCCAAACGCGCACAACACGCGCCAGCGTGTTTTTTTGTGCCTGCGCATATCCAAATTATGGTGGCTCAGGCGGGGCAGCCGAAAGGCTGGCCGGTGTCGTTTGGGCCGGTTTCTCACCCCCGTCTGGGCTACCACCCCCTTAGAGCGTGAGAACTCTGGTGGTAGCACCCATAACCAAACTGGAGTGCGTACCATGTTCAAATTTAGGTTCGCGGCGATCTGCCGTACCGACAAAAAATCCCATATCCACTGCCTTTCCACCGTTGCTTCGTCCGAGCGTGAAGCTCGTCGCCAGTTCGCCAGCCGTTTCGTCCTCGTTCTGTCAGCCCGTATCCCGGTCAGCGAGGTGATCGTATGAACCAGATTCAGCTAAACGCCCAGGGCCTGCTGGAGTCGATTGAGGAGCGCCTGACGCAAGTGGAAGCGCTGGTATCATCTGCCCACCGCACTATCTCCAGTTATGAGGCTTCACTGTATTTGCAGGAGGCTGCCGAACTCCTCCAGGTGGCGCGTGAGCTTACGCAAGAGGCTCGCGGTTGCTCCCTGTCCTTATCTGAGCAGCTGAAATCAGGAGAGGCAAAATGAACGCACTTTCTGTCTTTTCATTTCAGGAAAGCCACCAGGTTCGGGTGGTTCTTGTTGGCGGTGATCCATGGTTCGTGGCATTGGATGTCATTAAAGCGCTGAAACTGACAAATCCTACGATGGCGCTTAAGTCGCTGGATGATGATGAACGGGCTAAGTTCAACTTAGGCCGTCAAGGTGAGACCAATATCATTAGCGAGTCCGGCCTTTACACCCTCATCCTTCGCTGCCGTGACGCGGTAAAGCAAGGTACCACCGCCTGGCGGTTCCGAAAATGGGTGACGAACGAGGTTCTGCCAGCTATCCGGAAGAACGGGGAGTATGCTTTTGTGGAACCAGTGCCCAAGAGCGCTGGTGAACCTCTGGACTGGAGGCAAAAAGAAGAACTGCGGGGGCTGATAAACGATATAGCCCAAAGCTTCCAGTACCGTAATGCATGGGTTAGTGGGGTCTGGATGGCTCTGCGCCGCGCATGCAGGAACCCATCACCGAACCCAATCACTGTTGATGATCTCCCGGCAATCATCGCCGAGCTGCGCCGGATATTAACTGCCGCAGAAACGGCCCTGGGTAACATGCGAGTTTACGAACGGGAGCTGCTGCGCGATGTAGTTCGTGGCGGTCGCCGGAGTATGTCGTGCGGGGAGTTGCCGATCACCGATATTGATACGGAACTGGAGAAGGTGCTGCCAGCACATTTTGAGCTGGCCATCGAGAAGCTGGAGACGCTTTCCACCAAACTAACCTCGTCAGCAATTACCGAAAAATAGGGTTGGCCAGCCCGAATTTAAGCCCCGCTATACGCGGGGAAGTCCCTACAGTCGGGACGGCGATGTCTGCTGTTGCAGCTGCGGTTTCCGCCTAATCCTTCCGTTTTTTGCAGGAGACGGGTAGGGACGGGCCACCATAAAAAAGCCACCGATTCGCACCGGTGGCTTTTCTTTCAGCTGTGGTAGGTTTCCCATGCAGATCGCATAGCTGCCATAGGGCTATCGGCTGGGCCGGACCAGGCATAGTGCTTCCCATCGTACTCAAACTCTATCTGGTACGTTCCGTCTCCGTTGTTTTTTGCAGGTTTGAAGACCGGTTTTAAAGCAGCCTGCTGATGTTCTTCTGGCTCTTTGTCTTCGGTATGCTCTTCGGCACCATCCTCATCTACCTCAATCTCATCGTCGTCCAGCTCGTCGTCCTGTGGTTCATCATCCGGTTCGTCGATGGCCTCAACGGCATCTTCATCAGGCAGGACGATTGCAGGCGTCTCAACCTTTAGCTGCCACTGGCCATTCTCACCAACGAACTGCCCCAATGCATCAGCGGCAAATTCCAGGTACCGGCTAATCATCGTCGGGCTAAATTTGAAGGCCCGGAGAGTGCTGTTGGTTATTTTTGCAGATGGGTCCTGCTCCACCAGCTGCTTGACGGTTTCATGGAGGCGGACACCGGCGTCACCTCTGGCAAAGCCTGGCATTTCGTCGTCCAGTTTCTGGAGGGCCACCAGCCGGGTGTTTTCGTCTCCAACATCCGGTCGCCAGGTTCTGGAGAAGTTGGCCAGCTTGAACTGCTTATAGTGCAGCTGGGTGTTCTCGTCGTCGTGTCCGAGAATCTCCATGAAGAAAACGTCCTCGTCCACGTTTTTCCACCGTGGATCGACGCGAAAGAACATCTCATACGCGATACGGGCGTAAATAGCGCGGCTATCTTTATAAACACGGCGCTCATCGCCAAAGAATGTTTTAACCCAAGGATTAAACGCTTTGGCTAAAATAGCGTTTATTCTACCATTCTCGGACCTTGTATCATCCTTACCATATCCCTGAATAACTTCATCGAAGTCAGATGCAGCAGAGCAAGAACGTAATTCTGTTAATAGATCAACGAATAATTTAGCTTCGCATAAAGTATAAATCGTTCTGGTTACGTTTTTATCTTCAGAGCGTTTTTTGGCTTGCCCTGAAAAATTAACGGTATATTTTCCCGAAACGGAAAATTCACCCTGAAACATTATCTCAATCATTCGACGCCCCGATACAGCAGCCAGAGCAAAGGCCAAGGGAGCCATTCCAGAACGAGTGTTTAAACTAAATAAAGTCGCAGGACTATTTAAAATATTATAAATTGACTGCATGTATTTTGGGTAGTCAATAACTACAACACTGCGCTTCTTCTCGCGCAGAACATCGGCCCATCGCTGTTGTATAGATGTACGTTCCGCAGGACTAAGCTGAAGATGATACAGAACCTCGTGGTTGACCTTGAGCTGATGCAGCTCTTCTAACAAAGAAGAGCCTTGTTGGAATAACTTATAAAGGTAGTCACGTCTTTCTTTCCAATCATCACTGCATAAATCACTAATAGCAAAACTCCAATCTGGATATTTTTTTGTTAGCTTTACTAATTTTGCATCACTGCCTTTAACACCTAATTTTATATTTGATAACTCTTCGGCAAGAGGCATTATTGATTTTAATTTAGATTGTAGTGCTGACATATTCTGTCGAATATTAGCCGTAGGCATAGACAACCATGAAGATAATTCTTCACTATAGAGCGGATACTTTTCAGATAATTTATGAATATTTTTATCAAAGCTATGATGCAACTTATCATCAAAGCGTTTTCTTGCCCTGCTCATATAAGCGTTAAAAGTATTTGCGGTTATTCTTTTTTGCAGACCTTTTCCACGGAATTTTCTTTTATCATTAAATAACGCGTTCTTGTACCGTGCGGCGGCGGCTTTAATTCTCTTCGTTTTATCGCCTTGTGGGCGGTCCGAGGCATCAATTGCTTCTACCTCATTCACAAGCGCATTGATCAACTCGCCAATTTTTACCTTGCTCATCCCGGCTCTCCCGTATCTAAGTTGCCTTATATCGTAACACAATCAAAGAACATGAACCTAATAATTGTGCTACTTTCATCACACTATAAGAGAACATAATAGCAGAATTTCAATAGAACACAATGACGGATTAGATGGTTGTTGTTCTGGGCTTGTGTTCTCCATATCAGCACACAATACCCCATAATACGCGCGTATAATGGGCTATTGTGTGCTGATATGTTCCGCGTGTGCGATATGTTATGTATTATAATTTCCGAGTTTGTGATCTGTAGCAATTGCGTTCTTTATTTATGTTCTGTTATAGTGTTTTTAGGGATTGGTTAGAATCAACCTCTATAGTGTTCTTGGATTGTGTTTTGATGATTTGGCAGAAGAGATGGAGGAATTTTAAAGTGTATAAGCAGCGAGGAATTTGACATGTTTGGTTATCTTTGGGTGAAATTTGTTCAATTTGTTTATCTTTTAAAATCATGTAGTTAGGTTACGAATATACCAACTATAGCAATAGCGATGCGCTTAGGTGAGGTTAAACAGCTTCTGTGGCGCATCTAGTCATTGGTTAAAACCTAAACTTTGCGTTTTGTGTGTAACTTTGCTTTTTTTATGTTGCTTTGCTTAAAAAACGTAAAGTATGATGAAAAACACAAAGGTAAGGGCATGTTTGAGAGGAAACAGGATGTCATTAATAAATTTGCTGAAAGACTGCATCAATCGCGGTCAGGAAATGACCCGCGCTATTGCCATCGCACAGTTCGGCGATGACAGCCCAGAAGCACGTCGAATAACTCGCCGCTGGGGCATTACAGAAGTTGCAGACCTGATCGGCGTAACACCGCAAGCTATAAGAGATGCGGAAAAGGCTGGTCGCCTACCGGCTCCAGATTTTGAGATGAGGGGGCGAGTAGAACGTCGTGCTGGCTACACCATTGACCAAATTAGCCATATGCGGAGCGTGTTTGGTAACCCAAACCAAAGACCCGACGATAAAAACCCGGTTGTGCTTTCTGTTATGTCGCATAAAGGAGGGGTTTATAAAACCTCATCCGCAGTACACCAGGCGCAATGGCTAGCCTTACAAGGACACCGGGTTTTACTTGTTGAAGGCAATGACCCTCAAGGAACTGCATCGATGTACCACGGTTACGTCCCTGATTTGCACATTCACAGAGACGATACTCTGCTTCCGTTTTACCTCGGTGAACGCGACAACGCTGAATATGCAATTAAGCCGACATGCTGGCCAGGCCTCGACATAATTCCTAGCTGCCTTGCTCTTCATCGCATTGAAACGGATCTGATGCAGCACCATTCAGAGGGGAAGTTGCCTCATCCCCCTCACCTGATGCTTCGTGCTGCTATCGAGTCTGTATGGGATAACTACGACATTATTGTCATAGACAGCGCTCCAAACCTGGGCACGGGAACTATTAACGTTGTATGTGCTGCTGACGTCATCGTTGTAGCAACCCCGGCAGAGCTGTTCGACTATGCATCCGTTCTTCAGTTTTTCACAATGCTGCTCGACCTGCTTGAAACCGTGGATTTGGGCGGTTTCGAACCTGTAGTCCGATTGCTCCTAACCAAGTACAGCCTGACTAACGGCAACCAGTCCAGATGGATGGAGGAGCAGATTCGAAATACCTGGGGAGCCATGGTCTTACGGCAGGTTGTACGGGTCACTGATGAAGTTGGTAAAGGCCAAATCAAGATGCGCACCGTATTTGAACAAGCAGCAAATCAACGCTCAACGCTTAATGCCTGGCGAAATGCAGTAGAAATCTGGGAGCCAGTCTGCAAAGAAATTTTCGAAGACCTGATCAAACCTCGTTGGGAGGACTAATTATGAAGAATCGCTCTATTTTAAAAAATGCACCCAACATCGAAACGTTCATGAGCAGTACTCATAATGCGCCGCAAAAAGCGCCTTCTGTTTCGCCTATGGTTGGTGACTTACAGAGCAAATTAAGCTCGTTGTCCGGAAACAATATTACGCTACCTGTTTGTGGCCGTAACGTAACCTTTAAGCTGGAAACAATTCCTGCTGATAAAGTCGAAATGGCAACAATGGTTTGGCTCGGTAATGAACGTGATCAGGAATTGCTGAACGAGTCAGCGCTGGCCGACCTTATCCCTTCATTCCTCAATTCAGGACAGCAGAACCCCGCGTTCGCCAGAAGAACGTCAGGAATTATAGAGATTGCCGATGGCTCACGCCGTCGTAAAACGGCCATCATCACGGGTAGCGATTATCGGGTTCTCGTGGGGGAGCTGGATGATGAGCAAATGCAGTGGTTGTCGCAGGTAGGTAACGACTATCGACCTACCAGTGCCTACGAGCGTGGAAAACGGTATTTGCGCCGCCTGAAAGAATTTGATGGGAATGTGAAAGCCCTAGCTGAAGCGGAGGGTATCGACAGAAATATCGTGAACCGCTGCATGAATACTGCCGGATTGCCGAAGGAGATCCTGTCTATCTTCAAACATCCGGGGGAACTATCAGCTCGCGCCGGGGATGCATTGTCAAAAGTTTATCAGGGCAACGACCAGGCCATGCTCGATGCTGCGCGACGGTTGCTCCGTATGAAGAAAGCAGGTGAAGATTTTGAACCCGCGAGAATTATACAAATACTACAAGACGTGGTTCTGGTTGAAAAGAAAGGCGAACCTAAATCCGAAAAAGCATATGGAGATGGCGTTATCGCAAAATATAAGGGTAATTTCGTCACCTTAAAAATAGATAACCGTAAGATACCTTCTAATTTAATGAAAAAAATAGAAGCATTACTTGAATCAGAACTTGGTGCCGAGAAGGTTAACCAGAATCTCGATAAATTAGAAAACCTCATAAAAAATAAAAAATAATGCAACCTATCCCCCCTGCTATATGTTGGGGGGATAGATTTATAACTATGCCCATCCAGATGGTATGGTGTTTTCAGAACGGACAATCATCACTTATCACGCGGTTGATGAAAAATGTAACCCGCCCCAGTACCTCTACGTCCTCCAACGCGGAACCTTCTATCGCTTCGCCATCGTTAGTAATTAGCGCTTCACCCATGAGCTTTGCAAACTGTGTGTGGCCGTCGCACAGAATTAACAACACATCTCCTGGCGTTTTTTTTCGTGGCTGGTTCAATGACTGCAAAGCCAACATCAGTCTCAAGTACCCGGCTATCGGCACCCATGTTGCACAGAATTTCTGGAGTGAGCTGGCGCTCAACGTAATCAGCAGCTGGTGATGCAAATCCCATCAGTGCACCCTACCCATGTTACGCAGTATCCAGTATCTATTATCACTGCCATCAGTTGTCTTATCTGCAAAGCCGGACTGGTAGCGCTCTATCCACGAGTTCGCTTCGGTACGACTAAAGTGCCAGTTAAACTCCCGCAACTTCTTGATGAAGCTGTCTGTTCGTAGATAGCGGTATCCTTTTGGGTTAACCTCTATTGCCGCGATAAAAGCGGCATGTATGTCTGCTGTGCGTGGCATCATCACCTCACAAAATACTGTGTTTATATACAGTTTATTTTGATGGCGAAAATGGTCAATGCCGATATTGCCTATCAATTTTCCTCAGTGGATAAGCTATTGATAAAACTGGACGCAGGGAATTTTTTATACAAAGTACATACGGCCACATCATAGATAATCGCCACCTGCTTTCTGTCCACTCCATTTGCGATCAACCGTCCTGCCTGCGCCCATTGCTCCGGTGTTAGCTTTGGTCGTCTGCCTCCTATGCGCCCCTTCTCACGCGCTGCCGCTAATCCCGCCCTGGTACGCTCCACGATTAACTCCCTCTCCATTTCGGCCAGGGCCGACATGATGTGGAATATGAAACGCCCCATTGGGCTGGAAGTGTCGATGCTGTCCGTAAGACTTTTGAAGTGGATGCCGCGCTGCCGGAGTTCGTCGACCAGCAGTACCAGGTTTCGCATGCTTCGCCCGAGGCGATCCAGCTTCCACACTACCAGCGTATCGCCCTCATTCAGCGTTCGAAGAAGCCTTTTAAGCACTGGCCGGTTCGCTACCGTCCCGCTCATTTTTTCCTCAAAAACCTGTTCACATCCTGCGCGTTCGAGTGCTTGTAGCTGAAGATCTGTGTTTTGGTCATTTGTTGATACCCTTACGTAGCCAATTTGCATATTTTTTACCCAATATTTTCTGCAAAAAAATCAGGTGAAGTTATCGGCATGGCTGCCGCAGGGCAATCTATAAAACGTCGGTTTGGGAACATCTGCAACAAAGAACACGGGAGAATGGGATGACGATGTATTGGCACCAGGTTCATTTGGTGTCGGTTCAAAAAATCTTCCTGTAATTTCAGACATCTGGGACAAAAGCCAGGGAACCCGTTTTTGTAACGTTACTCCCGCAACTTCTGGTGGTCCTGGAATGTATGGTTCTGGTATACGGTTATCAGACCGTAATATTGGGAGTGGAAGCACTCCGGCAGCGCAACAATCATTTGCTGCGCTGATTCTTAGCGGGAAAATTATTCAGTTCATGAGTATGGCGGATGGCAATGATTCTGGCTGGATGCAGATTTACCACACCGGAAATACGACCCGTGCATCTGACGGTACGTTAAAAGCCGCTTCTCCGATTGTACAGTTGTTCGGTGATGGTTCGTGTCAGCTTAACGATGAATCTGAAGGATGCACCGTAACCCGTCAGGCTATCGGTGAGTATCTGATTGAAGGATGCATGGGTATGAATTCAGATGCGGCGTGGGGTGGGATTGATGGCGGGTTCGATATCCCTAAAGATCGTAATGGGCAGGCCCTAATCTGGCTTGACTATGAGGTAAATGCCGACGGGTCAGTGCTCGTGAAAACATTCCACCGGGAATACCCGTCAGCACCGATATTTGCGAGGAACTCACGGGAAGGTTTTGTGGATGGCGAACCGGCCGATATTCCGGCCGATCAGTTTGTCAGTGTCCGTGTAGAGATGCCGCAAAACAGTATCTGGAATCAGCGTGCAGCTATGGCTGAAGTTTCTGATTCATCATCTGATTAAAGGCAGAATCATCAGGCATATCCAGGCGAACATCGATCCAGCTGTTCACAGGCACGTCCATCGGTTCCCCTTTTGTTTTGACGATCTCCCCTTCATCGCTCAGCATGTATTTTCGCTTAAACAGGCGGATAATCAGCTCTCCGTCAGCGGTTTGCTCAGCTTCAGCCACACCCAGTTCTCTCATGCCGCCAGGGTCCATTGGCGGCAGTAACTGCCATCCCTCAGACGCAAGGCCTGCCGAACCAGTCAACACATAAATTCCTACATCGAGCCGGAAAATTTTGATCCCTTCAGCTTCGGTATTCGCCGTACCGCAGCCGCACCAGACAAAGCCTGGTTCATCGATATCAGTGCGCTGACATTCCTCCTGACTTTTCACAATACGGGCAACAGGTGATGCAGCCTTAAGCGTTCCGTCGCTGGCTTTCGTGGTGTTCTGCGTTGAATAAATGGTATGCGCAGTAGAAAAGCCAACATTGGATAGCCCTGCGACAGTACCGTTTCCCTGGCGATATTTAAGCCCCTGCGACGTTGACGCCAACTGCCAAGACGTGTAACCGCCACCTGTTGCATCATGCCATCCTCGCAGGGTTAACATACCGGTATAGACATCTTGACTAGATCCGCCACCCCACCCATTACCGCCAGCCTGAATGCCGAAAGACATACCCAGTGGATATTGCGTAATAAGATCATACGAAGCGAGTGGCCGGTAATCGCGATGAACCTGGGCCATAACAGCGGCTCCGTTTATGTACGATGACACCGGGGCAAACTGACTATCAACGTCTCGTGTAGCGCTGTTTCCTAAACTGATCTTTATTCACCCGCATCAGCAGTCATGGCCAGCTCTGCCGCACTGATTTTTTGGTTGTATAAAGAATCGGCAGGCATTTCGACACGAACGGACACAAACTGGTCACGGGGGATGTCGACCGGATCACCATCACCCACGCCTTCCAGTTCATTCCTGGCGAACGCTGGCGCATCAGGGTGAGTTCGGTGGTAGGTTTTCACCAGCACAGAACCATCCGCGCTAACCTCATAATCCAGCCATATGAGCGGTTGCTTATTCCTGTCTGTTGGGATTTCAAATCCTCCGTCGATACCGCCCCAGGCAGCGTCTGAATTGAGTGCTTTACAGCCTTCAATAAGATATTGCCCGACATCCAGACGAGTGACCGTGACACCTTCTGATTCGTCGTTAGTTTCATATTTACCATCACTGAAAATTTTAACAACAGGGGATGCCTGCTTTATGAAGCCATTGCTATCTACAACAGTATTTTTATCATCGTATAATATCCTGCTGTGATTCCATCCAGTTGCTGCTGCACCACCAAAAATACGAACTTTGCCAGATGACTGAAAAGGCATTGAAAAAAGGCTATACGTATCACCTGTACGGGCAAATATTGTCGGTGAATAGTTCCATATATTCCATGGCTCTGGTATCTGTGCATTATTTCGAAGAACCGTAAGCCCATACCCTGTCAATCCAACAAGAAGATCATCCTGGCTCGTTGTGTTGAATATTAATGCCCCATCCGGACGACCAAGCCCAAACATGCCGGGCTGCATGACATTGTCGCTCGTTGTTCCTGTGTTTTTTGTTGCAGAGCTTCCCAAACCGAGTTTTGTGCGACTGCCTTCTGCCGTTGTTGCCCCGGTACCGCCCTGGTCAATCGGGAGAGCACCATTGGTACCTTTCTGAGCCAGTTTTCCGATACCTGGGATAGTTACGGGGGTGCCGTTGATCATAACGGTAATGTTCTGGTTGGCTGAGGTTGTGACGAACGTCTCCCACGCGCCAATGTTCTCGTCATACTCTTTGATGAGCTGCGACATCGCCTGTGCCAGTCCGTCGACAGAAATGTTGTCGGACACCAGGATTCCATACTTCTGACCACTCAGTGCCGGAGCGGCAGCAGGTGTAACCGTCATCGAGGTGGAGCTGTCCACGCTTGAGATCTGGAAAATTTGAACCGGGCTCGACATGACGATAATCGTCTGGCCAGCGCGAACCTGGCTGGCCGGTGCCGTCCAGTTCGTGCCCGTGCCGGTGGCGGTGTTTCCGTTAATGGCGATGGTGCCAGTGTTATAAAGCATATTTTCTCCAGGCAATAAAAAACCCCGCCGAGGCGAGGTTTGCATTCAAAGTCGTGAGTTATTTACATGTCGTGCTTGTGAATGTGTTCGCACTTACCCAACGCCAGTTGAAGGGATATCCGGCCCGGTATTGAGTCTGGTTGTTTTGTTTTCGAACGCCGTAAATCATAACGGTATTCTCATGGTCACCCATATATGCCGTGCCGCTGCAAATAGGTTCCTGTTTCTCAAGTACACCAGCACAACCAGACAGCATTAAAGCGATCGCCATGCTGATAATTAGCCTTTTCATTTTGAAAGTATCCAGAGGAATTCAGTAGGTTCGAAGATATCAATACAAAATCGATGGGTATAATTGATTATGTAGATCAATTATTTGTTATTGATCGCTCAAAACGATCAATCAGTCATAGGCTGCGGTGTTGATGGCCGTCAATGCTATTCCTGTGGTTGTCCCTCCCGCTGCAGAACCAGTAGCTGTTGTCGAAGGCGCGGCATTTATCCTGGTCGACGAACCGTTAAAGCGGCAGCCTGCATAGGCTGTTATATTCACGATTGTTGGAGGCCTGGTATTGTTATTCTGTACGATTTGTGAGCCCAGAATTGCAGGTGCTACCGCATAACTACCCTGCAACGTAACATCAATGTTAATCCCTCCCGTTGAGGCTCCTGGTGTTCCGACAGTAACGAGGTCAGTAAGCACGCGGCTTTCGTTTGTCAGTACCAGCTTTCCGGCTTCATCCCAGACAGCAAATCCCCAGTCGGGCAACGTTTGTGGGAAGATGGCAAAGATGTACGCCGTCAGAGTGTGTGACTGACCATAAGCGTTGCTTGAACCAACAAGAATGTTTCCTCCTGACCGGGTTGCCCCGACTGTAGTGGGCTGGGCTGTATCACTCGTTTTGCCAAAAACCATCGCCGGATAAGAAGCATCCAGAGCTACCGTCGCAGAAGCACCGTGGTATGCCCCATTTGCCACTGAGTTAACCACTACCTTTCTGTACAGACAAAACGGCGTTGACTGAGGAGTAATAAACGGATTTCCACTTTCCAGCGCAATCAGTGCGCCATAATCTGCCATTATGCATTCTCCACGAAAACCACCAGTTCACATTCCGAAGCGGGATAATTTCCAATGCCAACTTCGCTGGCAGTGCTGAGAGTGATGGTGTTCCCGTTAGCGATAATGCGTCGGCCCACCGAGACCGCGCCTTTATCAAGGGACACCGCAAATCCGACTTTCATCCCTGCCGGAATGGTAAAGGACCAACTTCCCGAAGTTTGACCTTCGGAAAGCTGAACACGCCCTACCACTGATACGGGTTTGATACCGTAGTTGTTCGGGTTGCCGTTGGCGTCCCAGGTCTGAATACCCCAGGCCATTAAAACACTCCTGTAAGTTTGCCTATCTGAACACGGAGCCTGTTAGCATCCCGAATGCTGATGGTGACGTTAGTCTGCTTCATGCCTCCGGAACTGTCGCTCCCGTAGTTCTGCATCGTTCCGTCTTTACCCCAGCGCCAGCCAGCGCTTCCGGCAACATAATTATTAGACTGCAGAGAATCCGTAATTTTGCCGAACTGGATACTCGCATCACGGAATAACGCATCATTGATGAATGTCTGCCCGTTCTGGATAACAAATGGCAAAGAAACAGTGCTGCCAGCTTGGGAGGTAACGGCAAAACGGTCGGCCAGGAAGATAACCTGTGACTGCATACCTGATGGCGTATTCTCCACACCGATCCCCATCCCCGCGGCGTAATACTGTCCATTGCTCGTTACCCCAACCTTGATGTTGTACATCGCGCTGAGCTGGCCGTTTACGTTCGCAATGGCCTGGGCGTTCGTGGTTATAGAGGCAGTATGTCCATTGACTGTCGCCGTAATAGCATTTATCTGCGTGGCTGTAGACTGCTGATAATTCGAAACCGTCTGGCTCAGGCTGTTGATGGATGCCGTATTACCGTTGACGCTCGTCTGCAAGCTCAGCAGCGAGCGCGCTGTTGCCTCCCTGTCGTTGACAATTACCTCATCAATACGGTCCAGACTCGCGCTGTTGCCGGCGACCGATGCAGACAGGGTTTTACGCGCAGCCACCTGCGCCAGCCCGTTCTGGATAATGGCAATGGCTGAGTTTTTGACCCCGCCCGTCATGCCGTCCATAGACACACTGATGCTGTCGATTCGCTGGCCCAGCGCGGTATCAGCCGTCGCCACTGTCTGCTCAAGCTCGCTCAGAGAAGAAGACACACCTCCGACCGTGCTCGACAGGTTTGTAACGCTGGTCTGAACCTTCCCGATATCCTGGGCGTTTTTGGCGATTTCCTGCGCCTGTTGCGCCAGTTCATCGTTGGCCTGTTTGATGTCGTCAGCCATGCCAGCAATTTTTGCATTGCTGTCCACTGCGCTCTCGATCAGGTCTTTGAACGTCTGAGATTCCTTCATGTCCTCCAAAATCACACTGGAGACATCAGAAACATCTATACTTGCCTGCCCGCGCACCCATTCTGTGTACCCTGATTCGTTGCCGCTGCGGTCCACCAGCTGCGCGCGGTACCAGAAAATTTGCCCTGTCTTAAGGCCCATCTGCTGATACTTGCGTTGTGGGTAAGGCACATCAGCCAACAATATCGCATCGGCTTCGGTACCGGTCAGACTGTACTGAATTTCCGTCTTCAGCGTGTCGTCGGTGTTCGCCGGGAATCCCCAGTTCAGTTCGATACCGAATACCACGTTTTCAGAAGCAGTGAAGCCCACCGGCTTAGGTGGATTTCCATCTTTGCCCGTAAGCGTTTTTTCCTCCGAATATCCCCATCCGGACGATATTTCAGCAGCATTGATGGCACGCACGCGCACCAGGTAGCGTCCCGCGTAAATCCCCGGAACGTCGAATGACGTGGTGGAGCTGCGCGGCACATTAACCCAGTTCCCGTCGTTCCGGCGCCACTGTGCTTCATAGGCGATGGCATTCTTGGCCTGGTCCCAGCTGACGCGCATGGTCTGAACGCTCACATTCTGCTGAACCACAGAGAATGAGCTGATCACGATGTTAGATGGGGGGGACTGGTTACCTGGCGGAATAACACTTATTGGCCGCTGGTCGATAATGGCTCCGGTATCAATACGTGCATACTTATCCGGATCGTGCATAGCGCCAGAAATCGAAAACGTTCCGTCATTATTATCCGTGACGCTGATAACTCGATATTGCTGCGCATACAGCTCATCGGATTCGACTATCCACACCGATTCCACTGCCGGGGTTTCGCTGTATGCCGTGGTTACGGTGACTGCCCGACCGTTAACGCTCTGTATCGTTCTACTCTGCGATGCGCCTGACGGCAGGTTAACCATAAGGCGACTGCCGGGAGCAGCTGCCGAATCACGATCGAGAGTGATAACGCGACCGTTAACCGCACTTATACGCCCGCCCATAACCTTTCCGGATAACAGCTCATCGGCAACCGCTATAATATGGCCAGGCTGTGGAATCCTGCCATCCAGACCAACGCTGAACGATACGATACGATCCTTGTTATTGGTCAGAATACCCCAGCGCCCCTTGCGGTTTGCCTCTGACTGGCGGGTGCAGCCGATGGCTGTCATTTCGAGCTGGTTTGTTCCAAAGCGAGCCACGAGCTCCTGTTCAAATACAGGCTCCATCGCGTCTGCGTAGGCATTTCCCGGATCGGACCAGGAAACCAGTGCTGTGGTATAGCGGTTATTCGTTGTGCTACCAGAATAGGTAAAGCGCCCGTCAACAACGTTTGCGCGCGTGTAGCTGTAGTCCACATCACGGGGCATATCGGCCAGGGCAACGATTTGATCGCCACCCCAGTACGTCATGCCACGGAATATGGCCGCAAAATCACGTAAAACGGTATAGGCGTCATTTCTCTCCTGCACATAAACGTTACACGTATAGCGGGGTTCGGTTCCGGAACCGCCTTTACCGTCCGGTACTGGCTGATCGCAATACTGGGCAACCTGGTAAAGGGTCCATTTATCAATATTTGCCGCAGACAGCCGGTTGCCAAGCCCAAAGCGGTCACTGACCACCAGATCGTAAAAAATCCAGGCCGGATTGTCTGTCCACGCCCATTTAAACGCTCCCAGCCAGGTTCCGCTATAGGTGCGGGTTTCCGGGTCATACGTATCCGGTACACGGATAACACGCCCTCGCGGTTCGCAGGCTATCTGCGGGATAGAACCATTAAACTGGCTGGAGTCAAATTCGATATACAGCAGTGCTGTATTTGGATAACGCAATTTGGCGTCAATAACCTCTGTATAGCTCTCCAGCGTCATCGTATCGCCAATTTTCGCGCTATTGGCATCTGGAGTGAGCTTTCGCAGGCGCACTGTCCAGGTGCTTCCGGCCTGCGGTAAGTCGATACGATGGCTGCGTTCATAGCCGGAGGTAGTCTTGCCGGTTACACTGGTATTCAGCACCGTCTGCCAGGTGCCGCCATCCGTCTGCAAATCAACAGCGTAGTTGATTGAATTGCCGACCAGATCGCTGTCGTCTTCCTGTTTAAAAAGCGACGGCCATTTGAGCCGCAGGCGAACGGCTGAGAGTAAAGTGTTAGTAAAAGTGTGTGTCCAGGCGGTGGTACTTGAAACTTCGGTACCCACGCTGATTTCATTTTCGGTACCGGGGATACCCTGAATGTATTTTTGCGCCTGAGTCCCCGGACGAAACTCCCAGGCCACGCCACTGAAGTTTTGCGATCCGTCTGCGTTCTCAAGTGGCGTGCCATCAAGGTAGATATCTTTAGCTGTTAGCTGCCCGGCAAACTCGCCCTCGCCCAGCGCAACAAGAATTTTGGCCTTTGCTACGGACTGGAGATCGTCAGGCTGTTCGGTAGGGGTCCGGGAACTGGAACTGCCGCCCTTGCGGCCTCTAATCGGAGTTGAGATAGCCATATCGCGCCCATAAAAAAAGCCACCCTGAGGTGGCCTGAAAGAAGTTTCATTTACTGCTGATCTTCGACGTAAATTCCGGCAGAAATAATCGCGCCGCCAATTCGTCGGCGACCGTAAAGAAGCGGTACCGGGTAGTCCTGCGCTGCGGTGTTTGTGACGCCACCGAACGCGTATGAGGCCCGGTTATCTGAGCTTTGTTTGCTGGCCAGGCCCCCTGGTTGAGGGGAAAGCATCTGGACAACGCCGCCCAGCATGACCGCAGCACCAAATTTGTAGAAGAATGGAGATGCAGCGGCCCAGGGTGTGAAATTAAGCACTGCCCCTACAGCAACCAGAACCGCACCTAAAATGGTCTGTAATACACCGGCTTTTTTACTCCCGATAATCACAGGAACAATGCGGATAACATCGCCGGTAACCGGAAAGCCAAGGTCATCGACACCGATATTTTTTTTACCTTTAAACACTGAATAAGTGAGCCCACGGCGCTGGCTGGAAATCATAAACTGCTCAAACCCCGGTATGGTCTTTGCCAGTGCAACTCCCGCCTCACTCACACGAGAAATCAGACGGTAGTGTACTTTACCAAACGTTTTTCCCAGCTCTGCACCAAGCTCGATACGGCTCATTACTTCCTGCATTTTTCACCGCCTCCGACATCTTTATAACGGACTATTTTCATTGTGCGCTCCTGCCAGTATCCGCCATACGGCACACGCTGGCTCAAATGACCGTACAGATGGTGCAGAAGCATATTACCCTCCAGTAAGATCCCCGCGTGGTTCCACTTGTCGGCCTGTACCTGCATGATGACCAGATCACCTTCCTGAGGTGGGCCGTCAAACTCCCTGAATCCGCATTCGTACCAGCAATCCTGGTAGAAGTTTTCAGGGTAGTCATTTTCCCACCAGGGATAATCGACGCGGTAATCGTGGAGCTCGATACCGTGGGTCTGCCGGAAATAGCTCATTACCAGGCCCCAGCAATCGAAATGGCCCAGCACAAACGGTCGCTCCAGCAACGGCAACTCCCCGCGCGGCTGAATAGTGCGTAAATCCCCCTCTGGCCAGCTCACGATATGCCAGGGCAGAAGCGTTGCATCACACTGCGCCTTATCCAACTCACTGGCCTGCGTTGTTGCATCAGGATGGCTGTGCACGATGGCCACCACTGTTCCCCAGTCTTCTGCGGCAGCGTAATCTTCAGGTGAAAGGTGAAAATGCTCATTCGGCTCTGCTGAGAGGTTTCGGCAGGGGAAATAGCGCTCTACCCTGCTTTTCTGCGCTACCACACCGCAGCACTCGCGCGGATATTCCGCTGCGGCGTGCGCCATGATGGCGTCTATTATTTTCTGACGCATATCAGCTCCTGATGAGAGATGTACCGGGGAAGCCACCGAACGGCAGTTCGTTGCCGTCTCCGTGCCGGAGCTCGCAGGCCGTCAGCGTGCCGTTGCATTCGTCCAGCGAAGGATCGTCAACCGGATTATTGTGCTTATCGAAATAGCGCGTTCCGGCATAATCACAACCATCGCCGGTTCGGTACTTGTTCCGGATGCACCAGGTGCATAAAGAATGCAGCTGCCGTGTTGGTATCATCTGGCCCTGCAAGGCCATCGGGCTGGAAAGGATAAATTCCACTTCCTCATCCGTCTCGGTGCTTCTGGCATCGATATAAAAGACCTTCAGCTTTTCCTGTGAGGGGTCAGCTGTGGGATTGCCCTGCGGAAAGTTTCGGGCATCCAGATACTGCGCCATAGTGTCATGGATACTGACTTTCGCCTGTAGCAAATCGTCATACGCCAGACAGAGCGCTGAGATGGAGCTGTCCAGATTCGCCACCGTCAGTTTCGGCTGAGGGCTGGTACCGTCCGTGGTCGCCTCAATACCCTCAACCTGACACGGCCAGGCTTTATACTCCTCCCCTTGCCACCAGATGGACTTAGCCGGAAGTTTATTCTCATCCCCGCCAGCGGCTTCAATTTCTTCCGGGGTGTGCGCGAGAGTATGGGCGTGGAAACGGAGCACATCTGGCATGCCAAACGCCGTTCCATCGACAGAAAAAAGCCGGACTTCATTGCCCGGCTCAAGTTTCTGATAATCAGCATTAAGACTCATGGTGCGAATGCCTGTTCAAACGTTGCGGTTACGGTTATCACTTTTACGTTTTTAACCACCTTTTTGAGGCTATTGGCTTCAACTCTCCACAGCGCCATATCGCCGAAAGGCGGAGTGAAAATAAACGACTTCACCTTGTGTCGACGAAGAAAGGCATGAATTTCATTCGCGGTATTTGGATCTCCCGAAAAGGAATACTCATAGGTGCGAATCTCATCATTCAGTCCTGATCCGCTCACCTGGGCGTACCCGTCCCCGAACTGGACCTTTCTGATCGTGTCTTTACTTCCCTCGGTGGGCTGGCTGGAGACCTTAACGCTCCAGGAAAATGTCTCTATCGTCATAACGTTTACCTGTGATTGTTCGCATTCCAGATAAGCCCACCGGGCTGGATAGCCTTAGCAATACCCTCGTTAACAGATTTGTTAATCACCTGCTGGTATGCCTTACCCAGTCTGTTACCGTCGTTTTGCTGCTGTGCGTCACCGGAGGCATTCTCGACCGTCACCGGAGCATAAACACTGACACCGAACGGCGCACCGACGCCAGCAGATGAACCTCCACCCACATAGCCGCCACTGGCATAACCCTTCATCATT